ATTGAGGAACTCGAAGCTCGACTAGCGCAGCCAGAGCAGGAGCCGGTGGGCATTAACAAAGTTATTATAGATTCAATACGTGATTCGTCGGAAATTGTAGCGCCGCCAAAGCGCGAATGGGTAGGGCTGACGGATGAGGAGATTATGTCGCTGTTGCCGGGAGCAGTTAGGCTTCCACCGGGATGGGCAGATACAGTCCGAGCCATCGAAGCTAAGCTAAAGGAGAAGAACACTTGAGAGCTGCTAGAGTTGATGTAAACCAGAAACATATTGTCAATTGCTTGCGTAAAGAAGGCTATACGGTACAGCACTTGCATAATGTCGGTGAAGGCTGTCCAGACATATTAGTAGGCCACAAGGGAATCAACATACTTTTGGAGATCAAGGACGGTAGAAAGCCTGAATCAGAGCGTAAGTTGACAGCGCAACAGGTAATCTTTCATAAGATGTGGAAGGGCCAGGTTGAGGTTGTCATTAGTCCAGAGCAGGCAATACTTGCAGTTTTAAGGCATACGGATGGCAAATAACAAAAAGCCACGTAAGAAGCATGTACCACGTAGGAACATCTTGCCAATGACGATCCGACACAATGCACAGAGTGAGCAAACATTGCAGCTAGTACCGCATACCGAACTAATGAAGTTCCGTGAGGGTGTAGGCGACGAGATAGGCTGGAATACGATCACAGCTAGATTAAACGTCGGGTTAGTGGCTGCATACCAAGCAGATTTTGACCCTGAGTATTATTTATTAATGGATAGTTTAAAAGCAATTGTTAATGTGCGAGAAAGATTTTTAAACACTGGTCGGTGGGGATTATCTGGTGATGATCTTAAAAGCATTGGCGATGGTTTAGTCACTGTTGATAATCTACAGCTATCAATAACAAGAAAGCAATTATCAAAAGCTATTGACTATGTATTTAAAAATGCAGGAGCTTTAGATGATGTTTCTAACTTATACGTGCAAATATGATAAATCCCAATGAGGCAATAGATTACATAATCAAGCACTCACAGGCTTATGCTAAAGCTAAAGCTCAAGTTACTTACTTGACTGAGTACCGCAAGACTAAGAAAGCTATTTGTTTCCAATCAAGCCCACGCACAACAATGGCAGAGAAAGCAGCCGATGCTTACGCTCACCCAGAATACCAGGCTGTATTGGAAGGTCTCAGGGAAGCTGTAGAAGAAGCTGAGAGGCTTCGCTGGATGCTGATAGCAGCACAGGCTAGAGTTGATGTTTACAGAACGCAGGAAGCATCTAATCGCAGTATAGATAAAAGGACTATGTAATGGATAAGAATGTTCAGGCAGTCAGGCAGAAGTTAGCAGATCGAGCTGAGTTCGGCATGATGAAGTACGGTGTCAGCACAGAGAGGACAGACTTATCTGCAAAGCAATGGCTTATTCACGCACAAGAGGAAGCAATGGATTTAGCTGTCTACCTGCAAAGACTTATAGACGATATTGATGACTAAAGATGAAAAGAAATATCTGTCGAAACTGGTAGACATTGGTTGTATAATTTGCTATAGGAACGGCTATCCTCAGACACCGGCAGAAGTGCATCATGTCAGGGGATTAGGGCTAGGTATGGGTGTCAGAAGTGGGCATTACGACACTATCCCACTTTGCCCAAGCCACCACAGAGGTAATGATGGGTATCACGGCATGGGTCGTAAAGCCTTTGAACGAAAATACCAGATAACTGAGATTGACTTACTTATTCAAGTTAAGGGGTTGCTAAATGAAAAAGACGAAAGCTGAAAAGAAAGTTGGCTCAGTAATGAAGGAGTTTAAGGGCGGCACATTGCATTCAGGCAAAGGCGGCCCTGTTGTTAAGTCTCAGCGCCAAGCAGTCGCAATAGCTTTAAGTGTTGCTAAGAAAACGAAAAAGGGGAAAAAATGAAAGGCATGAAATCTTGTCCTAAATGCAATGGTGGTGAGTGCAAGGGCGGTAAGAATTGCATGATGGAAGATAAGGAAGAAAAGAACGGCAAGAAGGGCGGCAAGATTGAGATTGAGATTTTAATGCCTATGCGTGGTTCACGAACCGCTAAAAGCAAAGCTAAGAAGAAGTGAGTCATCAAAGCCAGCTCGACTTTGTAGGTAGAGTAAAAGCTAAGTTTCCAAGCGTAAACTGGTATTCTGATAACATTATCTGCGATGACATGACTAAGGCTGGCTTTACGCATTGGGTAAGCAGAGGCTATGTACATCACGCAGGAAGTCAGACAGTAGGAGATGACTTCGCTAAATGTCATGAGGATAGTAGGGCATGGATACGGCAGAATAGGCCAGATGTTTACGATACGTATTATTGAGGATTGTTATGGGATTACTAGATAGCGTTATTGAGGCAGCAAAACAGCAATATCAAACTACTAAACGTGGTTTTGGTCTGCTGGCTAGTAATCCACAGCAATTCGCGCAAGAGGCTACAACCAGATATTTCCCGACTAAGGAAGAAGAAGCACAGTTTGCACAGGCTCAAGCTGCTGGTGGTGACTATACGCAGACGCCGTATTATCAAAAGATAATGGATTTAAGCCAGTTTCAAGGAAGCATAAAGCCTACAGGATTACTTAATGTTCCTACTGCAAAACAGCCACAAGTAAACCCACAAGATGAATCTGTAAGGATATATAGAGGTAGCTATGATACTTCTCCAAATTACACAGTAGAAAATAATTTCAAAGGTAGAGATGCTTACGGAGGAGTATTTGGTAGTGGTAATTTGGAAACTGCCAAAGGTTTTGGAGGGGATTTTGTTTATTTTACTGACATTCCAAAGACTGAAATTCTTACAAATTACCATTTAAATTATAATATTCCGCAAAAAAGTGTCAAAGAAGCACTTTTAAAGGCTATGCCAAATATAAATAAAAAGTATTTTAATGACATTTATAAGATAGTTGTTGAGGACGTTGGCAGTGATCTTAGGAATGTTTCTGATGATGTCATAGATCAATTTGGTAAGATTGACTTCGGAAGTGCAAACAATGAGGTGCAAAGATTAAGAGGGCAAGTAGCTAAAAACTTGGGTTATAAAGCCATAGAAATGCTAGATGAAACAGGCACTTCCTATTTAGTAACTCCAGGCGCAAAATTTACCAAAATAGAAAATAAAAAAGTTGATGTTCCAGAGGCAAAAGCTGGTTGGGTTCGACCAGCTCCTATTCCTGGTTTAGTTGGAAGAAAAAGAGGAATGACTAAATAACCGCATGACACCTGAAAGGTAATGTAGTGCAAATTAAACAAGTAAAAGTAGAATCTCTAATCCCATACATTAAAAACAGTCGCACTCACTCTGAAGCACAAATAGCACAAATAGCAGCAAGCATTAAAGAATTTGGGTGGACTAATCCTATCCTTGTAGATGGTGATAATGGCGTGATAGCTGGTCATGGGAGGCTTTTGGCAGCAAGAAAGCTAGGGCATAAAGAAGTTCCTACGATTGAGCTGGCGCATATGACTGACAACCAGAAAAAGGCTTATGTTATTGCTGATAATCAATTGGCTATGAACGCAGGTTGGGATACGGCAATTCTATCGTTAGAGCTTGCTGACCTTAAAGATCAAGGTTTTGAATTAGATATTTTAGGATTTGACCCAAAAGAGCTAGATAGTCTATTAGAGCCAGAGCAAGTAGATGGCTTAACGGATGAAGATGCGGTTCCTGATGTGCCGGAGGAACCTAAAACTAAGTTAGGTGATATTTATCAACTTGGCAATCATAGGTTAATGTGTGGGGATAGTACAAGCATTGATGCGGTAGATAGGTTAATGGATGGGCAGAAAGCCGATATGGTGTTCACTGATCCGCCTTATGGCGTAGATTACAAAGGGATTCATAACGACTCAAGAAGTGGATTGGAAGATTTGCTTAGAGGCGTATTTGCTAACTATATTGCAACATCTAAATCAGGCGCTTCAATTTATTGTTTTCATTCAGATAGGTGTGCTGACGTATTTCATAAGGTATTTAGGGAGTTTTTTCATTTTAGCTCTATGATTATCTGGGCTAAAAATAGCTTAACATTAAGCCAAACAGATTATCAAAGCCAGCATGAGCCTTGTCTTTATGGATGGATGGATAACGGTTCACATTCATGGTATTCAGATAGAAAGCAGACTTCTGTATGGAAATTTGATAAAGAGCGTGTAATTGGTCACACAACTCCAAAGCCTGTCGGATTGGTAGAGAAAGCGATAACCAATTCAAGTAAAAGTGGTGATTTGATAATTGATCTGTTTGGAGGTTCTGGATCAACTTTGATTGCATCTGAAAAGATTGCTAGAAATGCAAGAATTATGGAATTAGACCCTAAATACTGTGATGTAATAGTAAAGAGATGGGAGGATTTCACCGGAAAGAAAGCAGTTTTGTTGTCTAACAATTAATATTTCCCCTTAATAAAATGAACGAGCATATTCCTAGCGCAGAAAACAAAAGATTAGTCGAAACATCGGCTGGTCTTGGATTGCCTCATGAGCAAATAGGGGCGTTAATAGGTATTGATGACAAGACATTGCGTAAGCATTACCGCACTGAGCTTGATCTAGGTAAGGCTAAAGCCAGCGCACAGATAGCCAAGACATTGTTTAATAAAGCTCAAAGCGGCGATACGACTGCATTGATCTGGTGGACTAAAGCTCAGATGCGTTGGGCTGAAACTCAGAAGCTAGAGCATACAGGCGCAGACGGTGGCGCACAGCTACATACGGTTACATGGCAGAAATAGTCATTCCGTATCAGCCTAGAGCGCCACAGTTGCAGATGCACGAGGCAATGGATGGCACTAGGTTCTGTGTCGTAGTTGCTCATCGACGCATGGGTAAGACTGTAGCTGCTATCAATCATCTCATCAAGTCTGCTATCGAGTGTGGCAAAGAGGAACCAAGGTTCGCTTACATAGCTCCTACCTATGGTCAAGCCAAACGAGTAGCTTGGGATTATCTAACCAAATTCACAAGGCCACTGAATGCAACTCACAACATTTCTGAACTCAGGGCTGACTTCTGGGGCCGCAGGATTAGTCTTTATGGTAGCGACAATCCTGATAGCTTGCGTGGTCAGTACTTCGATGGAGTTATTCTTGATGAGATCGGAGATCAAGACCCGAAGATATGGAATGAAATTATCAGGCCAGCTCTTGCTGATCGTCTTGGCTGGTGTATGTTCGTGGGTACTCCTAAAGGGCGAAACCACTTTGCTGACCTGAGAGACAGAGCAGAAGAAACAGAGGATTGGACGCTGCTGGAGTTTAAGGCCAGCGAGACTAACATCTTGGCTGAGTCTGAGCTTAACTCTGCCCGTAAAGAGATGGGCGACGATAAGTACAACCAAGAGTTTGAGTGTTCATTTAACGCTGCGGTAGAGGGTAGCTACTATGGTCAGATCATCAATACTATCGAGGAAAAAGGCCATATCACCCGTATTGAGCGCGACGATCTTTGTAGGTCTTTTGTTGCTTGGGACTTGGGTATGGGCGATTCTACTTGTCTATGGGTGGCTCAACTGGTTGGCAAAGAAGTGCGGCTTATTGACTGCGTCGAGAACCACGGACAAGGTTTGGACTGGTATGTACGCTGGCTGCAAG